GTCGTGGTAGCGGTAACGTGAATGACATGGACGGCAAAGTGAGTGACTTTGAAATAGTCACTGTGGATATTGTCGCACAACCAAGTGCACCCAATGCTTATCCTAAAGCAATCTATGAAGGCATGATGAATATGAAGCATGGTCATAAGTTGTTGGATCTAGCAAAAGAGGCACAAGGCGACAAGAAGGTACAGAGATACCTGAAAGACGAAGTGGTTCGTCTTATCAAGGATCTCAAAATTAACAAAGGGGATTAAGCATGTTAGATGCTATCAAACCATTACTTGAGAGTGGATTAATCAATGAAGAAACAGGTGTCGCTATAAACGAGGCATGGGAATCTAAATTGAATGAGGCTCGTGAGCAAGTACGTGCAGAATTAAGAGAAGAATTCGCACAACGTTATGAACATGACAGATACGTGATGGTAGAAGCCCTTGATAAAATGGTCAGTGAAGGACTACAGAATGAAATTGCAGAATTTCAAACTGAACGTCAAGCAATGAACGAAGACCGTGTGATAGCGCAACAAAAATTGCGTGAATCAGCTACAAAATTCAATGATTTTATGGTTACTAAACTAGCCGAAGAAATCAAAGAACTACGTAGTGAGCGTAAACTACAAATGGAAAGTCAAGAAAAGTTAGAACAATTTATTGTTCATGCTTTAGCACGTGAAATTAAAGAATTCACACAAGACAAACAAGCAGTAGTAGAAGCTAAGGTTAAGTTAGTTGCTGAAGGTCGTATACAACTTGAAGCATTGAAAGCACGTTTTGTTGCTGAATCTGCAAAAAGATTGACTACGGTTGTCGCTAACCAACTCAAAGGTGAATTAGGTCAATTGAAAGAAGATATCAAAATTGCTCGGGAGAACAGTTTTGGTCGTCGTATCTTTGAAAGCTTTGCAAGTGAATTCAGCGTCACTCACTTAAGTGAGAAAGCAGAAACTCGCAAACTAATGACACAGCTAGAAGAAAAAGATAAAAAACTAGCCGAATCCATCAATACAATCGGCAACGCTAAGAAGTTGATTGAATCAAAGGAACGTGAAGTTCGTATTATTAAAGAGTCTAATCTACGTGAAAAAACAATGAGCGAATTACTCGCTACATTGAACGAAGAAAAGGCTGGAGTAATGCAGAACTTACTAGAAAGCGTCCAGACACCTCGTCTACAAGCCGCTTTCGATAAGTATCTTCCAGCAGTTCTAAATAACGGTAATGTTAAACCAGCTAATAAAGCTAAATTAACAGAATCAGTTATCGTAGAAGCAACTGGGGATAAAGCTGCCAAACAAGAAGTTGATATGGAACAACGTGATAACGTTATTGATATCAAGCGTCTGGCAGGGCTTTAATTAAAAAGACATAGATTAGGAGAAATTAAAAATGTCAAAAGTACTCTTAGAAGGCCGTTGGGACGAGACCAAAGAAGCTCTGTTAGAAGGCTTAAAAGGAACTCGCCGTTCAACAATGGGTGTTATTTTAGAAAACACCAAAAAACAGTTACTAGCTGAATCTTCAGCCGGTACAACTACAGCTGGTAATATCGCTACACTAAACCGTGTGATTCTTCCAGTTATCCGTCGTGTCATGCCAACCGTTATCGCTAACGAATTGGTAGGCGTTCAGCCAATGACAGGACCAGTTGGTCAGATTCATACACTACGTGTACGTTATGCTCAATCATTAACAGACAATAGTACTGCCGCAACTAGCGTTACAGCTGGCCAAGAAGCACTAAGTCCATTCTTGATTGCTCAAGCATATTCACGCACACCAAGTGGTGATTCGTCATCTAGCTATTATACTGCTAACGATACTGCTGCCCTAGAAGGCAACGGTGGTAAGCAAATCTCTGTTCAAATTCTACGTCAAGCTGTTGAAGCTAAATCACGTAAGTTACAAGCTCGCTGGACATTCGAAGCTGCCCAAGACGCTCAAAGCCAACATGGTATTGACGTTGAAGCAGAAATTATGGCCGCTCTAGCACAAGAAATTACTGCTGAGATCGACCAAGAGATTCTATTGTCATTGCGTACATTAGCATCTACTGAGTTTACATTCAACCAAGCTACTGTATCAGGTACAGCTACTTACGTTGGTGACGAACACGCTGCCTTAGCTGTTCTTATCAACCGTGTTGCTAACAAGATTGCTCAACGCACTCGTCGTGGCGCTGGTAACTGGGCAGTTGTATCTCCAGCTGTGTTGACTGTATTGCAATCTGCAACTACATCAGCATTTGCTCGTACAACAGAAGGCAC